GAAATGTGGACTGCCATCAACACATTGCAGGCCACCGTGGATGACTTTGCCGAGGTGTACTGCACAGAGGAGGAGTACAACGCGATGATTGACGCCGGCACGATTGACCCCAACACCAAATACTTCATCTACGAGTCATGAGCATCTATCGCGACAACCGCCGTGTGGGGCTGGTACAGAAGGGCAGCCGCGCCATCATGGCCATCTACAAGGGCACACGCCTGGTGTGGAGCAAGGTGGCTTCATACTGGCGGGGCGACCTCGTCTGGCATAGTGACAACACATGGCATAACTAACGACTAAACAACACATCAATAATATGGCAGGAATTGACGAGAGAATACCGGGCATTGGAACTCCATGGGAGGGCTACAAGTATAGCCGCGTGGAGGAGTTCATCAAGGCGCAGCTGGCCGCGCTGCAGGCTGCGACCGAGGGGAAGGTGGGCTGGATCACCTACGAGAACGGCAACATTGTGTTCTACGACAGCGAGGGCGGCACTCAGTTGGGCATCGTGCCACTGAGCGGTACGGTGTACGCCATCACGCTGACAAGCACCACGCCCAGTTCGTTCTATGTGCTGAAGGACGACACCGTGGCAAACATCAATGTCACTCCGTCGACCAAGAGCGGAACGCTCGGCGGCGAGATGACACCCTTTGCCGAGGACTACCGTTGGTCGCTGCTTGTGGACAACGGTGGCGGGTCTTTCGTCGAGAAGGCCAGCGGTGACTGCCTCAGTGGAGCGACCATCACGCAGAATGTGCGCAATTACCTCTCGGTGGGAACCAACCGTGTGAAAGTGGCGGTCACGGGCAAGGACTCGGGACAGACCAAGACCACGACATTCACGGCTTCGGTCACCTCGTTGACACTGACATCCCGCTACAACTGGAACAATCCCTGGCTCGAGGGCGAGGAGTATGCCATCAACGGATTGTATTTCTCCGGCAACCTGCAGAAGACGCTGTATGTCCGCATCGACGATGACGACGAGCAGACCTACACACGCACCTTTGCCTCGGGTTCAAACTACACCACCACGCCGTATGAATTCGACATGAGCGACTACTTCCCCGGCGAGACAGGTGTCCACACTATCGAGATATGGCTGGCCGGAGACGGAGTTGAGACGCAACACTACAAGTACAATGTGATGTGCGTGGAGACACAGCACATCAACCAAGTCGCGCTAGTGTGCATCAACGAGATCATCAATCCCGCCGTGAACTACGAGACGCAGCGCCTGTTCCGCTTCGCCACCTACAACGCCACACAGGTGGAGGTGACACTGACTGCCCAGAACGGGAATGAGGCCATCGTTGTGGTTGACCACGAGGCCATCAGTGTGCAGACACAGACCAAGGTGGACTACACCAAGGCACTTGAGGTTGACATCGAGGGCAATGACTTCAAGTTGACCATCGCCGTGGCGGTGGACGGCATGACCGCCATGATGCGCACCGACATCGACAACTCCCAGTCTTATGCCGCAGTGGAGGGTGCCGTGTTCTACATGAACTCAGCAAACCGCAGCAACGGTAGTGCAGACCGTGCAGAGATCATCAACGCTGCCACAGGAGCCACTGTAGCATCGTATGATGCCGAGTGGACGAACATGTCATGGTCTACCGATGGCTGGTACCAGGACGGCGACAGTAACAAGTGCCTCGTCATCAAGGCTGGCAGCACGGTCGAAGTGGGAGACCTCACTCCGCTGACCCGCGCATCGGTGGGCAGTGTGTCTATTGAGTTTAAGTACAGATGCAGCAACATCAGCGACTACGACACGCCCATCTTGTCTATGATGAGCACGCCGACCTACAACGCAGCCACCACCAACGGCATTATCCTGTTCCCCACCCGACTTTTGGTGGTATCTTCATCTGACCGCCAGATGACCCCGCAGACTGTGCAACTGAGCGAGGACAAGATCCTGCATGTGATGGTCGTGCTGCAGCGCCTGTACAAGGCCACCGGTCGCAACCTCTGCCGTATCTACATCAATGGTGTGCAGCAGTGCGTATTCGAGTACGACGGCACTGGTTCGTTCGGCAGTGGCCCACTGCGTCTCGGCCAGGCAAGTGCCGACCTATACCTTTATACCATGCGTATATACAATCAGGTGCTCGAGAGCGAGAGTGTGAAGCAGAACTTCTTGAACTCAATCATCGACGGCATGGACTACACCCGCAGCGGTGTGCGCCATGACAACAACATCATGGACGGTGGTGCCATCTCGTATGACTTGTGCAAGGCAGCCGGCTTCAATACGATGGTCATCCAGATGCAGAACGATGACGACATACCCTCGCTGACCAATTCGACTGGCGGCAATTCGACCGTGTGGCTGGAGTATGCAGACCACCCCACCTGGAATGTGCAGATCACCAATGCCCCCATCAGCGGTCAGGGTACCACATCAATGCGCTACTACCGCTGGAACCTGCGCAACAAGTTGAAGAAGTCAAGTGCCGTTTGGCATTATGCCGACGGCTCGACCGACAATGTCAGCGGCTACATCGCAGGCAAGGGACTGCATCCTAAGGTGAACGACATCGTGGCCAAGAAGAATGTGGCATCGTCCATGCAGGGCCACAAGATGGGAGCCTGCAACATGTTCGATGAGTTGTTCAAGGCTGTCGGCCTCGGCAGTGGTCTGCCCAGCGAGGATGTGCGTGTGAGCATCTACCAATACCCGATGCTCGGCTTCCAGAAATATGCCGATGGAACATACAAGTTCATCGGCCTCTACACCGTTGGTCCGGCCAAAAACGATGCCGGCACGCGCGGCTATGACACAACAACCTACCCCTCGCTGCTGTCGATTGAGGGCCCGAACCATGCCCCTCTCGGCACACGGTTCCTGCACCCCTGGATAGATGTTACCTACGACTACACGCAAGAGACCCTGTGTTTCGGCGGCGAGGAAGGCTGGGATGTCGGTGCATGCCGATTCTCGACCGACAAGGCGAGCGATGCCGCCAATGTGCTTGCGCTCTTTGAGCAGGAGTGGAAGCCAGCCTACAACATCGCCTACCTGTGCTCACCGTACCTCGCGTCGCTGAGCGAGGCGGGCTACAACTCGCTGGCTGCGCTGAATGCCGACATTGACAACTTCCGTGCAGGCCACAACATCTACGGAAACAAGAAGAACGATGTTCTGCAGCTGTATGACTCGTCGTACAACCTCATCTACTTCCGTACAAGCTCTGGTCGGTATGAAGTGCTTGCAGACCTCGAAGACTATGATGCCAACTACAATGTAGTGACCACGCACAACATCAAGTCTTACCTCGGCAGCTACCTCACCGCCATCACCTCATCTGCATCGCCTACGACTGCCCAGCTGCGTGCTGCCCGCATCGCCAAGTTCAAGGCTGAGGCCGACAGGTACTGGAGCATCAACGCGGCATGCTACCACGAGGCATTCTGCGAGTTGATTGCCTGCAGTGACAACCACGCCAAGAACAGCTACCCCATGAAGTGGAAGTCCCTCGCACAAGGTGGCCGCTGGATTTGGTGCCAGGACGACATGGATACCATCCTCATGACCGACAACAATGGCCAGCAGACCAAATCGCCCAGTGTGGAGGTCGGCGACGTGACACAGGACGGAGTGGACATCTACCAGGGCAGTTCATCATCGTTCTGGGAAATCATCAACCATGCCGACGGCTATCAGAGCGGTGTCAAAGACATGCTGCAGTCCATGGTCACCTCGTTGGTCTCGCTTGCCTCGCAGTACAATGTGAGTGGCTCCAGCATCCACGAGAGCGTGCAGAACATGATGCAGTACTACTTCTGGGAACACTCCGCATACTATTTCCCGCTGACCGCATACAATGCCGATGCTGATTGGTCATACATCGACGTGTGGGAACTTGACCCGACGGCCGTGTACAACAACGTGCCGCCGTTGCGCCAGGCTAACGGCACGCAGCTCGAGGCAGAGCGCAAGTGGGTAGAGTGGCACATCGTCTCTCTTTTCAGCAAGTATGGCATCGCTGCCTTCACGGGTGCGGGCGATGACGGCATGGGCCGACTGGAGTTCACCCCCGCCCAGTCGTTCAATTTCGCGATAAAGCCCGCCGTTGAAATGTACCCCACTGGCAACCGTGGTGGCGGTACGGACATCCGTGGCAACCGCACACCCGCTGGCACTGCATGCACCATCACAGCCACCTCAGACGGTACGACAACATTCTATATCAAGGGTGTCGACTGGTACACCGAACTGGGTGACTTGAGTGGCCTTGCGCTGACCACCCGAGGCGGTGACGCATCAGTCGGTTCGTCCATGAGCATCAGCGGCAAGCGTTTGCAGAAGGTCAAGGTCGGCGACGCCGTCGCTTCCAACGTGCTCTTCAATGCCGGCACGCTGAACATCAGCGGTGACTGCATCGAGGAAGTGGACTGCCGCAATGTGACGACATTGAACAACGCCGTTTCGTTGTCAGGATGCCCCCGCCTGCGTGTGGCGAAGTTCGCAGGATCATCCGCCCCCAACCTGGTGCTGCCCATTGGTGGCAAGGTCAGCGAAGTCACGTTCCCGGACCAGTTGACTACATTGTTCTTACACACACTGCCGATGCTTGATGATGAGCACATGACTTTGAGTGCAACCGCCAAAGCTTGCATTGCCGGCATGTATGTCAACAACTGTGCACAGATTGACTTCATCGCACTGCTCAACAGCATCCTCAACACTGCTGGCAACCATCTTCATTTCGTTTCGCTGATCTGGGAAGGGTCCATTGACATGACGGGTGCTGACATGGAGCTGCTTGCACAGCTGGCTGAGGAATATGACGCTGACGGTAACACCGGATTCGGCCGAGTTACTTATGATCCAGAGACAGGTGTCATAAGCAACTCGTCGGCCCATGCGCTACTGCAAGGCACCATCAATGTGACTACGCCGATGTATGAGGACACGCTGAACACCCTCCGTGCCTACTTCGGCAACACGTTGACGATTAACTGCGACACCTACTACATCCGCTTCGAAGATCCCGAGGTGCAGCGCATCTGCGCCGTCAACTGGGGCGACCACCACACCGAGTACCAGCCCAACGCTGGCGGCACGGGAGGTTACAACCTCACCGTCACCTCCGCTCCCGGTACTGGCGGTTATGACCTTGTGGATGGCACCTATGTGCAGAACAAGAACAACACGGGCAACTATAACGTCACTGCTACTGCTGCATCGGGAGCTGGAGCGTACGACAAGGTGGAGGTCGGTGACGGCATAACTCCCGCCCAGGCTGCCGCAGTGAGTTCCCTCGGGACTAAGTTTAGGTACAATCGGGTCATAACAAAGGTAAAGGAATTGCATTACTTTACTAGATTGACATCTATAGCAGATTCTGCGTTCAGAGAATGCTCGAACCTGTCTGAAATAGATATCCCAGACTTTATAAAGTCCATTGAACGAATGGCATTCCAATCGAATAACTTGGCTAACGTGGTGCTTCCTGCATCAGTGGCATCTCTCGGTGACTCAAGTTTTAGGAGAAATGACAATACCAGGGTAATCATGCAGACATGCACGTTGCTGAGGAACTCTGTAGTTACTATATTCGGCAATACATTTTCAGGTCAAACAACCACGCAATTTTACGTCCCGTCAGAATTGGTGGATTCTTACAAGGCAGCCACCAACTGGAGTAGTCTTGCCAGCAGAATACATGCAATTGAGGACTAGTCCGGGAGCTCGCTGATCGGGTATATATTGTTGACCGCATTTGCCCAACGGCTGTCAGCCTTATATGAGGCCACAAGGTTGTCGGGTACATAGAAGTAGTTATTGCCGCCGCCACTATCTAAATTGGAGAATGGCTGCACCTCTGGGTAATCCAACACCCATACAGGCAGATTAGTTGCCTTAATTGAGCCACACCGGCTGTAACCTGGTATGAATGTGGTCATCTTGTGACGGACAATCCACTTGCCGATGTATCCACCACTCATATTACCGAAACGAGAGACATGTGTGCACGTTGCAGGAACGACAATCGACTCCATGTTTGGTTTGCATTTGTCTAGAGCATAGTAATCCAATTTCTCCAAGTTGCTCGGGAACTGGAATGTCCGCAGTGTGCTGCCCGAGAAGTGCCCCTTCCCATTCGATTGCGCAATCATTGTCTTTATGCCCGTGAATTGCTGAAGTTCATTGAATGTCGTGATATTGGCGTCTTGGAACACAGTCCCGAGGGGATTCCCTCGGAACTAGATTCCAAAACAATAGGATTATTTCTACTTTTGACGAGTTCCATTTGTTTTCTCATGTGCAAACAATCGATTATGGTGCATTTAAAGACACTACTCTCACGAGTATTACAATCCCAGCATCTGTCACTAGAATCAATGGAGATGCGTTCTATGCGACTAGCAGTACTACTGGCAAGTTAGTTACATTCATCTTGCTACCTACAACACCTCCCAACCTTTGGGATAGTGGTGTGTATCGTAATCAGAGCAAAGCCAAGTTCTATGTGCCTGATGAATCTTTGCAAACATACAAAAGTCATTCGAAATGGAGTTGGGCCGCAAGCAGGATATATCCGATAAGTGAACTGTCTACTCAGGGATAGCGAAGATCCTCGAAGAGAATGAACTCCAATTCGAAGCAGACTTGTATGCACTGACAGACTCTGCAGGCACATAGAACTTGCAGTTGCCTTGTCCCAGGAACGCATTAGTCGACACCAGTGTAGGTGGTGTGGTGCTATACATAGTCAGTGATAACAACAGCTTTCTACTCGAGTTATCTCGGAAACAAGAGTCACCTATGTAGGAAACTGATGCAGGCAATACCACTTCCGTTAAATTACATCCTTGGAAAGCAAAGGCATAAAGGCGAGTAATATGGTCAGGTACTTCTATGTGTTCAAGTTTACTCTCCATGAATGCTTGTTCCGCAATACTTGTCATGCTCGTGAAGAAACTGAGTTCCAAGAATACTCTGATAGTTTTGTTGTTTTTGAATTTAGTTCCGAGGGAACGAATGCCCGACTTTCTCTGGCCGGGCATTCTCGTAATTTTCCTAACACGCGTTCAATCAATTCTCAATTACTATGTATTCTACCGATTCTATCACTTCGTTGGGATTGAGGCTTGTCACATCTACCTTGCGGTTCTTGATCTTGTTGGTCTTCCACAAGAAACCGAGGAACCGCTTGTACTTGACCGTCTCCACTATCTTCAATGCGCTGCGGGTGGTCAGCGTGCCGTTGATGGTGTCGCCGTCTATCCAGCCGTGGAGCGAGTACCACCGCTTGTCTATGTCGATGGCACGAACCTTCAGCGGCTCAGTCTCACGGATGATGACTGAATCACGCAGCACGGAATAGATCGTGTCGTGAGTGACGGTCTGAACGGTCGTGAAGCGCTCCACATCACGATGGCCCGTTTTCAGGCTCTGTATGAGTTTCACGTCCTCAGCCCTATACTTCTTCATCTCGTCAAGTGAAAGTCGCAACTCGGCAACTTGTGCCGCATTCAGGCCATCTTTCGTGCGATAATGCACTACGGAGTCCATAAGCGTCTGCTTGGTGACCGCAAGGCTCTCATTCTTGCTGCGCAGCGAGTTGATGGTGTGCTGCTGCATCATCAGCATGCCAGCAACGACCATCAGCAGTGCAATGTATTTCGCATATCTTGTCATTCGATAACGATTGAAATTTTGTCTCCTTGCTTGTAGGCTGCGTCCAGGATCTTCCACAGCCTCCTAAAGGTGGCCATGGAGTTGACTACCTGCCCAACTATTTTGTTCTCGCCCACGATGAGGCAGCCAGCCGATGAGTTCTGGTTCACGCCGGCATGGATGAGGATGCCGTCATAGCCAGGCACGTTCAGCAGCCTCGGCAGTCGGCCCTCGGTGAAATTGTAGGCGGGCTTCTGCGAGAACTTGGGCGAGCGGGTTCCCATGGCGACCGTGTAGGTGCCTGTGGGGATGGCGGTCTGCTTGTAGACCTTGATTGTCTTGATCAGGTCAAGCGGCATCAACTGGTTCAGCCCTCTGTCCTTGTCCTCGATGGTGTCGCAGAAGTATGCGCCATTGATGTACAGGTGGCCTATCGTGTACAATTGTCTCTTAGCCGTTCGTCTCAGTTTCAGTATCATTGGCAACTTCTTTAGTCGTTTTGAACATGCGGATCTGCTCGTCGACCGCTTCTCTTGCACTCGCTCTGGCGTAGTTGGCGATGCCCAGCGCACCTCCAGCATAGATGAGCGATTGACCCAGAACCCACAGCACCGAGTCGTGAATCTCACCCATTGGCGGGAGAATGAACGCTGCTATCGTCAGCACGCTACCGAAGGCCAGCATGCAGATGGCTGACCATACGGTTATCGTATCTTTCCTGTCCTTTGTCATTGTCGTAGAACTTAACAACACAAAAATAGTGACAAGATATTCACCTACGGAAAATCGCCCAAATCTTTCTCCCTCTAATTCGCCCTTTTGGCTCTGCTATGTCACTAATATGTAGTGTGTTACAAAATTAAACTTTCTGAAAAAACTTTTTTATCGTACCTTTGCCACAAAAAGGTATGATAGCAGAGTTGATGAATGAGATAGTGGGGAGGCTGCAGGGGAGGACGGCCATTGTGCAGATCATCGTGGACGGGGAGTGCCACATCAGGCGCATCGGTGACGCGAATGCGCTCATTGACCACCCGGACATCATTGCTCCGTCGGCGACGGCCGACTTCCTGGCGTGGATGGAGCGGCAGATCGAGGTGGCGAACGTGTGCGATGCAACTCGGAGCAACCATCGCAACTGCCTTAAACATTTGAGGCAGTTCAAGCCATGGATGACTTTTGCCGACATAACCTACCAGACGGTGTGCGACTTTGACCGACATCTGCGTGCCGTAGGGCTGGCCACCAACACCATCGCCAAGGTGATGAAGATATGGCACCGCTACATCGGCATAGCACTGGGCGAGGATCTACTGGTGCGTGACCCGTTCCGCAAGTTCACCATCCGCCGTAAGGCGACACACAAGCACTCGCTCACCGAGCGTGAGATGCGCAAGATCGAGGACGGAGCCTGCACACTGCCCGATGCCGAGCGGAACGTGGTGCGGGCGTTCCTGTTCTCCTGCTACACTGGGTTGAGATATAGCGACCTTTGCCGTGTGCGAGGCAGCGATGTGCGTTCGATGGGGCGGCAGCGGTGGCTCACGTTGAAGACACAGAAGACAGGCAGCGAGGTGCGGATTCCGCTGTCTGTCACGTTCGGTGGCAAGGCCATTCCGCTTGTGTCGGGGCAGGGCAGGCTGTTTACGCTGCCAGGCAATGCCCGGGCGAATCTGCTGTTGGCTCGAGCGCTGCGACGGCTTCACATCCGCAAGCACATCACCATGCATTGCGGACGTGTAACTTGCGCCACCATCTGCCTGCTGCGTGGTGTGCCGCTGTCAGTCATCCAGCATATCCTCGGGCACAGGAGCATCACGACCACGGCTTCGGTCTATGCCCATGTCCGTGACAACACTATCGTGCGGTCGTTGCGCCGTGCCTGGCGGGCGTAATCCCCTCGGGACTAATTTCAAGGGCAACACGCTAATCACGACTTTTAATGAGTTGCGATTCTTCACAGGATTAAAGACATGGGAATATCAGGCTCTTGGCAATTGCACCAATCTGACAAGTGTTCATCTGCCCGCACACATGATATCCACACCCAACAGTATATTCCGCAGCGATACTAGACTCTCACAAGTTGTTCTGCCGCCAAATCTTCAGACTATCGGTCAATGGGGCTTCCACTCTTGCCCCATAACCGAGATAGACTTGCCTGTCACACTGACTAAAATCGAAACGGGCGCATTCTATTCAACGCGTTTAGTATCAGTAACAATCCCGCCAAATGTCACCTCAATAGCAAGTGCTGCTTTTGGTGTCAATACACTGACGGAGATTATCTTCCTCGGCAGCACACCGCCGACAGTTGGCGACGGTGGTCTTGCTGGTAATTTGTCATTTCCAATTTATGTGCCAGACGATGCAGTTGAGGCTTATAAAGCCGCACTCACGACCAACAACTACGCCAGCCGTGTGAAACCCATCAGCGAGAGGCCTGCATCATGATTCGGGAAATTCTGACATCGGGTATATGCGGCTCGCTACAGTGGACCAATTGTTAGCGGCCTTGAACGCAGCTACTAGTTCGTCTGGCACATAATACCAGTGTCTATTCGCATTTTGAGTATCTGTAAGCGGGACAACTTCCGTCACATTGAAAACATATGTGAAACACGTACTCCCCTTGATAGATCTGCCATACATGTACCCCGCAACAAATTCTGTTAGATTGGAGTTGATAACAACTTTGCCAATATAGCCGCGAGCAATAAGATTACGTAATATACGCATGCTTGCTGGGAACTCTAGCTTATCCATGTTAATATTTGGTGCATCATTGATGAACCAATCACGCACCGTAACCATATTTCTAGGTACAAGGAACGATACAATTGTGCTGTTCTTGAAAATAGGAATCAAATTAGAAACGGTGAAACTCGTGAACATTTCCAGTTCTGGGAATGTTCTGATAAGCTGATTCCCTTGAAATGCAGTTCCGAGGGAACTCACTGCGGCAGCCTGGGCGGGAGTTATGCCGTCACCGACCTCCACCTTGTCGTACGCTCCAGCTCCCGATG